CATCTTCTAATTTATGTCCTGCTTTTGCTAATGCTTTTCCTACTACGGTTCCTGATTGTCCTGCTTTTAAAAAAGGTTTAGATATCCCATCTACCGCATTGCCTAATAATTCTAGCAATCCGGGGGCGCTTGCCATTAAACCCACAGTAAAAGATACGGGCTCAATTTCCTTTAGAGTTTTATCTTTGGAAGAAGGTTTTACAGTATTAGTAGATGTTTTTAAAATAGATAATGCATTTTTTAACCCATCTTCTACATTTCTTTCTATCTCAGGTGCTGAAGGGGTTTTTTCAATTTCTTTTAATTTACGCTCACTTAACATATCATCTACAGCAGCCGTAAGATTACGAACCATTTGGGATAGTTTAGTTTTATCCTCTTTGGATAATTTTTTAAGATCTTTTAGATTTGATTTAAGGTCTGAAACGAATTCGTCGCGAAGCGTTTCAATTTTGGTTTTGTATTTGGAGAATAAATCCTCTTTGGCTTCTTCTATATTTTCTCCTAATTCGGTTCCTGCTAATTTTTGCATTCTGCGAAATTCTTCGTTGAGTTGTTGTTTCATATTATTCTTATAAAATAGATATGTCTTTATTTAAGTTGTGGAAGACTTGTTTTTACAAAATCCACAACTTTACGGGACTGGGAGGTTGGAGCTTCAAAATCACCTTTTGTAACTTGTTTAAATCCTGATTCTTTAGCTAATTTAATTATAGAATTATACCCATCTGCACTTTGCTCAGGAACTGGGGATATTGCGATTTTTATTATATCATCTCCTTTACGATAAGATATAGATAATCCGGTAGTAGCATTAGATTTCCCGGCATGAGCTCCATAATTCCATGAAGTAAATGGGATATCATCAATAAAATCTTTTGATTTTATAACATATGGTTGTGTTGATTTTAAAGAAGTATTTAACATAATACCTGCATCATTAGATGAATTACTTTTATTAGTATCTGCTAATTTATCAATTTCTGTGGAGCTAATATAAGGTGCTTCGGTTCGTACTATATCTAAAATTTTAGATTTTGCCATAGAATCTGGGGCATTGCCTAATAATGCTGAAATAATACCTAAAGTAATCATTCCTTTTTTTGCATAATTTATGATTTTCTCAAAAAATTCTTCACCTTCATTTAATGTCTTTATTATATCATCAATTATTTCTTTTTCTTGGTCTGGGGTAAGAGTAACCTCGGATATAGATTCTATAATATTAGAAATATTATCTTCCCATTTATACTGGTTTTCAGTAATAATGCCTGCTAATTTTTGCATTCTACGAAATTCTTCGGATAGTATTTGTTTCATGTTGTTCGTTTTATAGTGGTTTTGAATTGTTCAAATTGGGGTTCCGCTTTTGGGTTCTCCAAATCAAACAAACGTTTTACCATCATAAATATATCGAGATTTTCACTCTGCGATCTCTCTGGTGTGACAACTTCCCATCCTTTTCCTTGCATTTTTTCTTTATTAAATCTGCGTTTTGAGGATTTTAACCACAGTATTCCGTAGTTATCTATAGTTTTGCCAAAACATTCTTCATAGCATTTTCCGTAAACTGCGGTTTGCAGTTCATAAGTAAGTTGCATATGGTTTGATGTTTTAACGTCTAATAACCATAATTTACCGTCTATTTCACAAATTAAATCGCAAGTACCTGCTACTTTAAGTTCATCTGAAAATAAATGAACTTCGGTTTCTATAAGTTTTGGATTATATGTTTCCCAAAATTCTGTAAATCGCAAAAACATTTGCCATATTTCAGGATTATATTGGGGGTCTCCATGTTTATTTAAAAAACTAAGTTCTTCCCCATTCAAATATTTTTCTACTAGTTCGTGTACTTGTGTACCATCTTCAGAGGCTTTTTTAACTATATATTCTGAAGCGTAACCTACTTGTTTTAGCCAATTTTCAAAGTGTTTTCCTTTTGGATAATATTGTAGTACATAGGTGATAGATGGATAGTATTCGCCGTTACGTCTGTAATAACGAGAATCGGGCATTGTAATTTGCTTATGGTCATCCGATATTTCTAATATTCTGTTGTAAGAATGTTTTATAATCATATTAATTGGAGTTTTTTAGCCATTAAATTATATTGGGTTAATGGCTGGGTGGTTTGGATAAGTGAAGTAAATTTGGTAAAACCCATCTCACTTGGGTCTTTGTCTTCTAAATCAACCAAATATACTTCTTTACCTTCATTAAGTAATAATTCAGCAAATCGTAAAGCATCTTTCATAGCATCGTTATCTAAAGCTATGTATATTTGTTTTACAGTTGATGTAACTATTTTTTTCATTAAACTTTCTTGTATGTGTTTTCCTAATAAAGGTATAGCGTTTCGTTTTATAGCTAAAGCATCAAATGGCCCCTCGCACAGTATAAGAGGAGATGACCAATTTATAAATATTTCAAATGGTATGATATTTTTGCTAAGTGGGGGGTTCTTATATTTAGTTATGGAATTTGAATTAAAATTACGAGCTACAAAATAATTTAATTTACCTTCTTCATTATACGAAGGTATTATAATCATTTTATCGTATATTCCCCCCTCACAATATCCTATATTATATTTAAGTATATCGTGTTTAGTAATACCTCGTTTTTTTAAATAATGCAAAGCATGTCTTCCTATAATATTCTTTTCAGTTATCTCAATTAAAGGCTTAAATTCGGCTGGTAGTTTAGCTTCAGCTTTAGTTTCTGTGGTAATAATTCTAAAACCACTACCTAATAAAGATTTAAGTTCTAATATTTTTTCTTGGGGGGCTTCAATAGATTTAAATAAGCTTAATATTTTGGAGCCGCGTTTATCACAAACCCAACAGTGCCATTTTTGATAGTGCGATGAATTTTCATCAAAACCTATTTCAAGCTTGGGTTTATGGTGTTTACAGAACGGGCAAGTATAAGCGTAGTTACCACGGGCTGTAGGTTTACCTTGTCCTAATACTGAATTAACTAGGGATATAGCTAGATTATTTACCATAACTGGTAATATAAAAAAGAAAGCTTGGTTTCCCAAGCTTTAATTTAAATATTTTTATTATTTTTAATCGTTAAGTTTATTTTTTAAATCATCATATTTAACTTTAATTTCGGTGTATTTATATCCTCCATCCTTCATTATACCTTTTTTAAGAATTTTAATTCCTTTTTGTTGTAAAAGATTTTCTAATGCAGAAACATCTTCACTTGGAAGTGCTGGGTCTTCTGAACTATAATTTTCAGTATAGGGGATTGTAAACATTACTTCACCCTTATTTATAAAATAATCATTATTCATAAAATCATCAATATCAGTTATGTATTCTTCTACAAAATCTTTTAATGATTTAGTCCCATTTTCTTCATTTAGTACTTGCATCATTTTTTTAGCTTGCCCTTCAGTAATAATACCAGCTAATTGCTGCATTCTGATTATGTCTTTCACTTTGGTAATTTTTATTTGTTATAAATTTAATTTAAATATTTTCACCATAAGCATTTAAATCTATTCTAGCGGCTTTATCATCTGCTAATTCATATGCTTCACCAAAATTATAAACTTTTCCATCATATTCTAAATTAGGACGTAAATTATAGTTTTCACAATCATCTAATATTGCAAGAACAGACATCCAATCGTGTCCTTTAAATGACAAACTGGCATAATAAGTTTCATTAGTTTCGTCGTCGATTTCAACTCTAAATCCCATTTCTTCATAATTATCAACATCATTAATGTTTTGGGGGAAATCGAAAAGTTTTACAGAATCTGTTGATCCTATATTTTCATTTAAAATTTTTATCATTTTTCTGGCTTTATTTTCAGTAATAATACCAGCTAATTGCTGCATTCTGATTATGTCTTTCATTTTAGTAATTTTTATTTGTTATAAATATATGAAAAAAAATCAAGATACAAAGTCTTTTCTATAAAATTTTCCCAAGACATTGTCATTGAACCACCCTTCAGGACCTTCCAACACACCATACTTAAATAAGTATTTGCACTCGTAGTATGTTAATAATTTCTTACTATACACCAGTTCTAGTATCTCGCGTTTAAATTCACTGTGTTTCCCTCCTTTTAGCATTTCTAAAATAGGTTTAGCGGAACCATAATATGTCTTCCAATCGCTTTCTTTTTGGACTATTTGGTGGGTTGGTTTGCGTCCTGCCCCTTGGTGTTCAGCAAGTTCTTTTCGTGTTAATTTACGTTTTATATTGTGAAATAACACTTTCTTACCAATATACGACATTCCGCTTGGTATATGAGTAGTTATGTATATAAACCCGTAAATACCGGTAGGAAAATCGTCTAATGTTTCTATAACTTTATTGTTGTATAACCACATTTATCTATCTATGTTTACTAATATTGTTGTATCTGTTGTTGCTGAGGTTGGGAGAGGTTGTGCGAGCTTACCTATTGCTAATAGATTTTGGTCTTCATCGTATAGTCCTACTGTTGTAACGTAGGGCGCAAAATAGGAACCAGTAGTATTATCTGTTGGAACTCCTCCTTTAGGTTGATAAAAATAGCTTCCACTGTATGAAAGCAGTGAACCGCTTACTTCTGCTGTTGGGTTTAACGTAACATTAAATTCGCTTGATCTGA